CGCCAGCATCTCGCCCTTATAGCGCTCCTCGATCAGTACGTCGCAGTCGGGGCCGGCACACTGGTAATGCACAACCTGAAAATCCGCCGAGTAATGCAAACGTTCCCACTCCAGCACCTGCATATGCTCGCAGGTTGGGCACGGCACGTAGTAGTAACGCTGATCGCTGACCTCAAACAGATCAGCGATCCGTGACGCCCCCCTGACCGTGGGCGAACTGGAAAAATAGAATTTCGCGTTACGGCCGAAAGTACTGCCGCGAGTCTCGGCCAGTTCGACCGGGTCGCCCTCTTCGCCAACGTCCACACTCCAGCGATCAACCTCGTCGCCGTAGATGTAGCGTGCGGAAAGCTCCGCCAGGTTGGCCGCAGAACCGGCCGTGGTGATGTACAGCGAACCACCCTCGAACTCCTTGGTGTCCATGGTGTTGCGCGCATCTCGCGAGCGGTTGGACGCCACGCGCTCACGCAGAACCGGCGTGGCCTTGATGGTTTTACCAATCCGCGAAGATACCCGCTTGGCCAACCCCAGGCTGGGCAACAACGTCAGGATGTTGGACGGGGCCATATGGATAAGGCCGCCGATCCAGTTCAAAGCGATCTGTGTTTTCATCAACTGCGAAGCCACCATAGTTACCACGCGTTTGCACGGGTGGGCTGGTGACAGACAGCGCATCGGCTCACGCGCATAAGGGGTACGCGAAGTGTGGTATTGACCAGGCTCGGCCGCACCCGTGTCGCGCGGGATACGCATGTACTCGTCGGCCCACTGATCAATCCAGACATCTGGCTCTGGTCGCTGCCCACGGAAATACGCTTCGCGGTACACCGTCGCACCGTTCGGAATTTCTAAGGACATAGGTTTAGCTCGGGATAATGGCTTGTTCTAGATCTGCTGCAGACAGCCGCTCAGCATCTTCCAATGTTTGTCGCAAAGCCGACGCCAGACGCTTTTCGATTTGCCATGGATCAGACAGCGAGGCCAGTTCAGGCGCGAGCTGTGGAGCCATTCCAAGCAAAAGATCACGCAGTAAGCGACCGGCGTTATAGGCGGCATCTTCGACCGCTTTGCGCTCTACCAAAGTGCCCAGGGCTTTAAGGAAGTTGTTTTTTTCCTGAAGCGACAGGTAGTGCTCACGAAGCGCGCGTGACTTTTGAAAGTCGGGCACCTCACCAGAGGGGTCATCTACAAAGTCTGCGATGACTATTTCCAGCGGCGGCTGATCATCCCGTTTCGGACGATTGCGCTCATGTCGAGCGGCGACGCCGGCCTTGCTCGGGTCGCTCGTCATGGTCAGAAGCCGCTCGCTGGCCTCCACATCAATCTGCCCGGCAGCATTCAGAACCAGTCGCTGACTCTTGACCAGCTTGCCAACGTACTGCCGAGACCACCCCTTAAGCTCGCAGTACTCCTTGCGAGTTACAAAAGCCATGCGGCCTCCATCGTCGTGGCTTGTTAAGCCTGTCAACTAACCCGGCTTAGTTGACAAGCGATCTGACCATTGCGCCGAGGCTGCTGTTTAAGAAAATGAACAGGCATGAAAAGGCCTACAGCCCAATAGAACCGGGGGGACTTCAATAAAAAACACTCTTTGGATCATGCGAACTCTGTCGCTGGAGACACAGAATTTCTTGTCAACCTGTCAACCTGTCAACCGCTGTCAACTAACTTTCCAGCCCTGTGGCTAACGCTTTCCCGCGGGTTTGCGACCCCGTACCCTCCGGATATCCCCAGGGTCCCCAGCAGTTTTCGGCGCACCAACCCGGTGCGCCGGCCTCTGGCCGCCACTTACCGGTGGCATTTGAGGACGCGCGAGCGGTAGGCCGTCCCCGAACCGCAAAGGTGAGGGTTTACGGAAACTCTCGCAGCGCCTCTTGCAAGTGCGTGTACTTGCCGTAAATCGCGCTCGTCGCGCAGCGCATTCAATAAAGGACATCAACCTTCAACTCGCTTGCCGGCAGCACGGTCGTAGTAACCGCGAACTTTCTCGACGCCGAGGAAGCCAACAGCGCCGCCGGCAAATGTGGCCATGCTTTGAGGTAAGCCCATCCATTCAAGGAGGGGCACCAATGACAGCGTGACGAGGCCGCACAGCGCGCCTTCCAGACACATCTGCCGGCGCGTGCCACCGCCATACATCACGCGCAACACGGCGACGCATACGGACAATCCAGCGGCGTAGAGTTGCGGCTGATGCAGCAGCAGCCAGGCAATCATTGCGGCCCACAGACCGGGATCCTTCTCAGGCATGTTTGGCATCTCGATTCCTCCCTTTGGGGGAGTGCATTAGGTTCGGCTCCAACGGCACTCCCGGCTCAGAGCGATGGGTGTGGTGGGGCCGAAAACGAAAAAGCCCCGGCAAATGCCGAGGCTTTAGTGAAAAAATAACGCTTGGAGCGTGAAGAAATTACTGTGCTGTATAGACGAGGCGGCCTAAGTTGAAACCATCAACACTCGACAGCTTCCCTCTCCAAAGCGACCCTCCAGGTAGAATTGGTCGCTCGTTCGAGCTATAGATTTCTGCAGCTTCTAAATGAATGAATTGCGGTGGAGGCAAAAGACCGTTCTCAGTAATCGGTGGCGTATTCCAATGCGAGGCTTCTTCTTTGAAAATCTCGCGAGAACCATCTTCAGCAGAAAAGTCGGCTGCAAGGTGATCCGTCATCTTCTTGAAATAAGCATCCGCCGATATCAATTTCCCAGAAATTAGATTTCCGCCGACAGTTAATGTAATTGAATGCTGATTATTGGGGTGAGCATTCGTGTTATTGACCAGCCATTGAAGCAACTGATCAATACCCCGTCCTTGCCATTCCTGTTGGACAAACAGCGGATCGTCGAGCCGCCCTCTTAACATGTCATCGTGAGTTTGAGGTTCATTCAAATCAGACATGGTAACGCTCCCTGCAGTTGGTGGTAACAACCCCCTATATACCTGAGCGCCCTACAAAGAAAAAGCCCAGCGCTTGGCTGGGCTTTGTTGTCAGTCCTCTACACGCGCAGGAATGACAGGATGGGATAAATACTGATGGAACGATGGACTGATGTCAACAGGCCTTTACGCTGCATCAGCAGAAATAATGAGCCCTTCGATATCGAATATCTCTCCTGCCAGACACAGCGCCTCATCAACAAGAGTGTTTAGCGCGCCGTAGATGTTTCGGCGCCATTCGCGGCGCGTCGACTCAGGGCGGCCTTCCGTATCCCAAGTGTTCATGTCGTAAAAGCTTTTCGGCAGAACGATCATTGAAGCAGACCGGGATTCAATCCTCTTCTTCGCCGATCTCTCTACAGCGACGGCAGAGGCAATCATCGACTCACGGCGCCAATCCCGCGCGTCGACAGGAACAGTTACCGTTACAGTCCTGGCCGACTTCGGATCGGCGCCCTTCAGCTTTGGGACTGCCCACGCGGTGACGGCTTTGAAGATGAATAGTTGCGGTGCCGGCGAATTGATCAACTGTCGAAGCTCGGTGATTGCCTGAATCTTCTTCGCCTTGTCTGTACTGAACTTGGCCACCAAGGCATTCATATGTTTCTTTTCAAGGCCGTGGTGAAGTCGTGCCGCAACCCAGCAATCAGCCTGGGCACGATCAATACGCTCACCGGGCGCACAGCGGAACAGTGAAAGAAGGTCACGCTGCTCTTCCTCATGCGGGCTGTACAGCTTCTGCCATGCCTGTTTGCTGGTGTTATCGATAGCTTCAGCGGCGAGAGCCGAAACCACACCACCAAGAACGCTGTTGTAAATCATGGATCAATCCCCCTTGATAGCCGAGCCACCAGGCCCGCGAGTGTTGGTTTGCTGGTAAAGCTCAGCCGTGGTCAATGGCTCACGCGGCAATGTCGCGATGTGGCGTTCATGACGGATCAGCATGCCGAGCTGAACGATCAGGTCATCTACTGGCAACGGTTCCAGCGTCTCGGCGTGCACCAGGCCGGAGGCGTGGCATCCGATGCAATCGAGCTGATGAAACACGCCCTTGACCAACCCCTTCCCGGCACAGGTTGGGCAGTCGGTGAGCGGGATCTGGCGGCTCATTGTGTACTCCCGCTCTTTGCCAGCGCGGCCGCGAAGAGCCCCTGCGCCCACTCGCTGAGTTCGGCCCGCAGCGGCAGCTGCTCGTTCTGCTCGATTGCTTTCAGCGCGCTGTTGAGGCACTTCAGCGCCCAGCCGTCGGCGTCGC